ATGATTAATGAAGGGTTTTTATCTGACTTCAGAGTCTTTGCACCGTCTACACCTGATCTTGAAGGGGTCAAGACAGTCGCTGGAGAATACCATCAGGGTCAATTGTATAAGCGAGTCGCTAATACGACACTCATTGCGTCAATTGTCGATACTTGGGTAGAACAATCCAGCCATGAGAAGACTCTACTGTTCGCTGTTAACCGCGCCCATGCTGCTGAGATACAGGCACGTTTCTTAGAGCGAGGCATTGCAGCAGGATACATCGATGCAAACACCTCCACAGAAGAGCGTGAGGTCATCAGGAAAGACTTTCACTCAGGGGTGATAAAGATTGTCTGTAACGTAGGATGTCTCGTTGCAGGTGTTGATTGGGACGTTAGAACGCTAATCCTAGCCGCTCCGACTAAATCAGAGATCAAATACGTCCAAATGGTAGGCAGATCACTCAGGACAGCGGAAGGTAAAGACTACGCTCTGATCCTCGATCATTCAGATACCACTCACAGACTAGGGTTTGTCACTGACATTCTTCACGATGAGCTAAACGATGGCTCCAGAAAGCAGCCTTTAAAGAGAGAGAAGCCAGAACCTAATCCCTGTCCTAAGTGTGGAGCATTAAAGACCTCATCTGTCTGTCCTCATTGTGGTTACAGGTACATTCCTCAGTCCAAGGTAGAGAACGAGCGGGGTGAGTTGGTTGAGATCAAGAAGGTTAAGGAAATCAAGAAGGAATACTGCAAGGAATCTAGGTTAGAGGCTTATTCCATGTTCCTCCACTTTGCTAATAGGCGAGGATTCAAGGAAGGCTGGGCCTATCACAAGACAAAAGAGTTAACAGGATCATTCCCATGCAAGAAAGTGCCGCCAATACCGCCCAACGAAGAGATCCTCAAGTTCATCAAGAGTCAGACAAGCAAGTGGTCGAGGGAGAAAAAGAAGCTTTCTGGCGAGAGCGGTTCAGAGAAGCAAACACCTTTGCTTACGAAGTAGAGACTAGGAACCATGACCTCCAGTTTGAGGTTGATCTACTGAAGAAACAGTTAGCTTACGTTGAGAAAAGACTAGATAGCGCAATTGAATGGTGGAGTGATTTAGAGAAATGAGTGAGATAGAAACCAGAGCAGATGAAATGAGAGAGCAGGTCACTGCATTCCATCAAGATCATCCTGATGTTTGGGAATTCTTTGTTCAATTCACGATGGAAAAGATTGACCAGGGATACAGCAATTACTCAGTAAAGGCTATTTTTGAAAGGATACGCTGGGAAAAGGATGTAGGAGGTGACGGTGTTACTACCTTCAAGCTGAATAACAACTATCCGGCATTCTATTCAAGGCGGTTTATGCGGATGTATACAGATCACTCAGGGTTCTTCAGGACTAGACAGCAAACCTCAGAAGATCAAGCAGCAACTTATTTACCAGAGATCACGCCAGATCAGAAAACAACCAATGAATGGCTTGAAGAATACAGCAGTTAGAAGGAACCATAATGAGACAAGCAAGACGCACTAGATTTGATGTAACAGAGAAGACTTGCTCTGGGTGCTGGAAAACAATGCCAATGAATAAGTTTAATACCAAGACAGGTAACGCAGACGGGAAAGAATACCTTTGTGCAATGTGTCAGTCACAAAGAATGAAAGAATATCGAACAAGGAAAGCAGAAGGATTATGAAAAAAGATAAAAAAGCTCACTGGAGAAACTGGTCAGTCAGTAACCCTCTCCGGTATGACGGGGTACGCCCTGCAAGAAAGAACCTCAAAGGTAAGAAAGAAGAGTCTGAACTAATTGCAGAGAAGACTAGAGCGTTTCTGGAGGGAGGTGGAGAGATTGAAGTCCATGAGCAGGACTTTGCTGTCTATATCTCAAGAGTAGCTTACGGCTATCAGAGAGGCGGTACATGATTAACCTCTATCTGTTTACTGTCTTTGGAATATTTACCTGGGGACAATACCCGTCCTACCAAGAGTGTCTGGAGGTGAACAAGCAGTTAACTGTATGGCTGCAAGACGTAGGCAGCACCAAAAACCTGTACTCAATAGAGTGCATTAAATTAGGAGAAATCAAATGAGTAGCAAGGACATAGACCACAAGCAGTTAATAATAACGAAATGCTATGAGCTAGCGTTGCTTGAAACGCAGATAACTGGGGATATGGATGATCGTACCGTTGATTACTTAGCAACGGACTATTTGGATAGGGTTATTAAAGCCGCAAACATATGGAAGAGGGCAGAAGATGAGTGATCCAGTAAACCCAGAACACTACAAGCAAGGCGATATCGAGTGTATTGCTGCTATCAGAGCCTCAATGAGTGCCGAAGCTTTCAAAGGCTATCTCAAAGGCAACAACATAAAGTACATCTGGAGGTACGAAAACAAGAAAGAATCTAATCCTCTGGAGGATCTTAGAAAAGCTCAGTGGTATTTAGATGAACTGAAGAAGGTTGTATCTAAGGAAAGGAACTTGTGAAGGCCAAGGAGATCAAGGGTAAGGCTCAGTCCCGTGAAGCTATGTTGGAGTTTCTTACAACAACAACTGCGGCAATAGACATGCAATACCCTGTCGATATCAGCATTACTACGGACACTGGGTTGCTTGATTGTTATGCAGTGTTCTGGATATGGATGCGGCACATGACCAAGCATCTTAAAGAAAACTTCCCTGGTAGTTACGATAACTTAACTGATAGCGGAGAGTTGGAGATTGACCAGCCTGAAAAAACCTGTATGCACGATATTGTATGCGATGCGTTTCTTGGTGAGACTAAGGCTACTAAGGTAGGGAAAAAAGTTGTTCTTGGCAAAATGAAGACCCTTACTAGGCCAAGGATGAACAAAGGTGAACTGATAGACCTGTTAAGAAAAATAGAAGAATGGTCTATTGAACTGGGCATTATCCTGCCCCAAACACGCAGTGAATACACAGAGGCCAGATAACATGATTAACGATATATTAACTCAAGACTTTCAAGTAACCGTAGTCAGGGAGTTCTGTAAGCTCCACAACGATGTAGCAGAAGATGAGGCAGTCCGTAAGGCTTGTAGCGTCCTGATGGAATACTGCAAGCCTGTGGATTAGTTAACTCCCGACCTACGCATTTCTTTTAGTTTATCCTTGCGCTTTCTTTCTTCTTTTTTCTCTATACCGCCACCAAACCAATTGTAAGAAAGATCGCCAAGCCAAGGGAACACTTTTATAATCGGAGCAACTTCACCATCTTTTATAGCTTGGTAAACACTGTCTCCAAGTCTTCCTGCGGCAGGAGCAAAGCCACCAAGAACTGTTGTTATAGGATTTTCGGTTGCTTTCTCTGCAATGTATTTGTTTCCAAAGACTACGCTAGAAGAAATAGCTTGATCTACAACTCGATCAAAAAGCTCTTCCGGTTCGCTCATTGGACTGCCACGCATAGCCTCTCTTACTTCCTGGAAGGTAGCTTGTGCTGGCAATACAACCAACCCAAACTGCATCATTGTCTTCACACCTTCAGCTTGAATTTTTCTGTTTTTAGAACCCATCTTTTGAAGCGCATCACGCCTTAGTATGTCTAACTGTTTTATAGACCAAGACTTCAAAGCAAAGAAAATTCTTCCGTTTGGATTGTCTAAGTAAGCTTGAGGCATCTCCATTAAAGAAACAGGTTGAACATCTGACAGTTCATTGAAAGCAAGCAACTTAATGTTTTCTGTCATTACTAAATCTTCAGAGCGTAAATCCCTGCCAACGGAATCGACTTCATCTCCAAAATATTTCCGATACATTTCGTTAAATTTTGCTGGATCTCTTTTTGCAATAGCTCTTGCTTTATTAATTGCAGCATTAATGTAAGTGTCTTTAGTTAATCGGTCAGCCGCCCTAAACCCAGACCACTTTAAAAGGTTAGTTGTCAGACCTTTCCCTGTAACAATATCTTGGCTAACAGTATTGATTAGGCCAAGTTCTGTAGCCGTAAGCTTTCTGTTAAGAGTGCCTTCCCAGCTTTCCTTTACTCCATTTTTCACAACAGACCATGCCAAGTCACCTAACTGAACAACGGCGGCAGTAGGCTGGGCTAATAAAATAGCCGTTTGAACGTCCCTAACTCTAGCTAAACCAGAAGACATTTGTTGTTCGCCAGAAACAAGTCGTGAAGTAATTAAATTATTTAGCTCAGAAGACTCCTTATCTGTTAAACCTTTTCCTGCTTTTGCGACAACCGAACCTATGCTCTTTTCAATCTCTCCAGAAAATCCAGTAACTTCTTTTAAAGCAATGTCTTTTGATATCTTGTTAATGTACCTTTCAAGTGATGCTGTTCCTTGTTCATAGAACTCAGAAAGAGGATCGTCAATATAAGGAATTCCTCTACTTTTTGTATAGCCTGACCCAGGCGTTAACTTGCCTTTGCCTGTTAAAAAGTCATTAACATACCTGCTAATAATGTCTTCATCTAAACCGTCAATAGACTCAAGCTTGCTTTTAATATGCCCGTCAGAAAGAGCCTTCGCTTTAATAAAAGAATTAAGATCACTGCCGCCTGTACCAAGATATGTTTTTAGCTTACCTAAATCACTAACCGCTCTTGGAAAGTAATCTTGAACATAAGGCATTTCTATGCCAGATTTTTTGCCTTCATCATACAGTTCATTTAAAACTGCTTTAACCTCGTAAACAGAGTCAGCATTACTAACTCCTTTTTCATTTAGTTTAAGAAAAGCTTCATCATAATCACTATTCATTAAATCTTTAGTTATTTGTCTTGCTGTTGCATCGTCTAATCCATTCATGGCATTTACAAATGGCTCAACCCTAGAAGACATTCTCGCTGATAGCTCTTTGTTCCTAAACTCAAACCTACGCATTGTCCTAAATGCTTCTTCGCTTATGTTGGATATTCTTGTGCTGGTAACACCAAAAATATAGTCGACTGCTTCAGCTAAAGGTTTCAGGCCCATCTTTGAGTCTAAAGCTGTTTTTGCTGCTTGAGAAACAACACCTCTTTTATTGGCCTCAGACTGTAATCTCGCAAGAGTTTCTGGTATTTCTTCAGGTGTTAATGGTCTTACTAAAGGAGCTACTTGGGCTTTTGTTTGTTCGCTAAGTCCCATGTCATCTGACGCTCTTTTGACAGCAATACCTGCATCCTCAACGCCTTGCAATTGGTATTCTCTTGTTTTTTCATTAAGTTTTCCTGCAACTTTAGCGGCCTTATTGTCACTTAATGGAATTGCATCTAAAGACTCTTGGATCTTTTTGATTTTTGTTGCTGCTGCTTTTGTTCCTGTAACAACAACCTTTCCTAAAGCAGGGATTACAACCCCCCCTACCGCTCCATATCCTGCTTCTGGAGATGTTACTGCTTCAAGTAAATCTACTTCTCCTTTGTTCATGTACTGCTCTGCTGCGTTTATTTCTGTACCCCAAGCACCGCCAGAAACAGTCCCATAAAGAAGTTTGTGAAGAAAGCCTGTAGTCTTTGCTATAGCAAGACCTGGAGCAAGAGTTGTGGGTGAAGCAATTGCACCCCCTGCCTTGCCTACACCTAAAGCAATCTCTTGCTTTGTTGTAAGCTCTACTTCTTTTAGATATTTAGAAACTTCAGGATGGTTTTGCTCTAACGACTTAGCAGAAACGTCATCCATAATGGCTAATCTATCGTCTGGTGTTAAAGAATCATTCCAAACAAAATCACTGCCGTATAGCTCAGTAGCTGACTCAAACCCTTTTCCTATATCAAACTCAGAATCACCTGCACCAATTCCCATAAATCGAGAACCGTAAATGTATCTGTTAAAGGGGTTTGTTGACTCTGCAAGGAATCGCTTAGTAACCATCTCAACATCACTAAGCTGTTCTTGAAAACCGTATGATGCTAAATCAGACAACTCAGGCTTTTTTTCAGGTTCAGTTGTATCTGAAGTAGTATCTAAGTCTTCTACTGCAACAGCATCTCCAAATTTACTAGAAGTTGCTAAAGTAGAATCTCCAAATTTACTCATTAATTTTTCCTTTGCCTTTTGCCGTCTTCAATAAAATAATCGCCTGGAGCAAGTTCGTCAAATTGTTTTTGGTTTGTAACTACGGGTAGGCTAGGTTGTGGTAGATCTGATCCTCTAAGCTTTTTTAACACGCTATCAAAATCTACATCTAAGTTAGCAGCAGAAACATCTTTATCTCCAAGGCCCCCACCTTCGCCGCTAATTTTCATTTCATCTAAAGCCATTTTAAGAGCTTGTTCGTTGCTAACAGCGGAAGGCGAGTTTGCTTGAATAAAATTTGCAAGCTCTGACAATTTTTCAACCAATCCTTCTTTTATGTCTGGATTATCTAAAAACCCTAAAAAAGTCTTGCCAAATTCTTTATTAAGAAATTGTGTAGTGTTAAGTCGATCACTTGCAGATACTTCTTTGCTTTTTATAGATTCAGGTTTTTTTGGCGCAGTAGTTTGTTTAAAGTTATTTATATCTATTTTTACCGGATTTCCTTCTCCAGTAAGTTTTGCCATGTACTGGTCACCTTCTGGCGGATTAACTTTTACTATTTTAACTATCTCTCCAGTTTCTATATTTTCATGCTCAACTGGAACAGTTATGTCTATTCCTGATTTGAATAATTTCATTTGCGCCGTAGCGTCTTTTATATTTATAAATCTATTATCAACACTATTTGCGAGTTCAGAATAGAATGTTTTTTCTTTCTCTGTTTTAGTTTCACGGTTTCTTAAAAATTTGCTAAAGTTATTGTTTGCAAAAGATTCTACGTTGTCGTTAAAGTCTGCCTGTTTAAGCCCACCAATTAATGAGTAATAATCGTCATCTAATTTTACGTCAGGGTAAAGACTTTTAACGTAAGCTCTTGCTGCGTCAGAACCTAAATTGGTAATTCTTCCTTTGCCAGCAACAATTTGTTCTTTGGTTGCCGCCCCTGATGATCTTCTAGCTAAAAGTTGATTAACAGTCCCTCCTGCGTTTATAAAAGTTTCTTCTCTTTCGGTTAAATTTAGCTCTCCTACGGCCTCAAGCTCTTTTCTGGTTTTTTCCAGATTCATGCTTGTACCAACAGTAATAGATCCTGATCTTAAAAGATCTTGTTGAGCTTTAGGTATTCCTTGATTTGCAGCTATATAAGCATTTAAAGATTCTTCTTTTCTTTGCAGTTTTCTTATAGAGCTAATATCGTTTTGAATTTGCAAACGAACTCTAGGATCTTTTTCTCTAGTTAATAGCTTTTGTTGAGCCTCTATTTGCCCCGCAAGAGTAGTAGTGTCAATGGCTGCAAGGTCTGTTTGAAATCTTTTTTCTTTCATCTGACCAGGAACGCCACCAATAGCCGCTCCAAGATTAGCAGCACCCTGAAGCATTCCTGTTGGACTAGATAAATTAGCCAGAAATTGTTGTGAAAATGTAGCCATTGTTTGTCTCCTATTTCTCGAACAAGCCGCCTAATGCGGCTGAAGCCATGCTTGTACCAATACCGCCAGCAATGCCAGCCTGACCCAATGCTGATGACAGTAAAGCCTGAAGGCCAGCAGCGTAAGTCTCTCCGTAAGCACCTGTCTGTTGAGATATCGCCTGTCTTCTTTGCTCTGCTCCTGTCATGCCTGGTTCTAATGCTCCAATAAGCTGTTGTTGTGGCATATAACCAGCGGCTAACATGCCAGAACCTAACTGTGCCTGACGTTGTTGCTCTTGACCGGCAAAGGTCATTGCAGTTAGCATGTTCTGACTATAAGCCTCTTCCTGCGCTTTAGCCAAAGCTAATCCTTCAGGAGTACCACCAAACATACTAGTCTCTACACCTAGTCTTCCTTGTGACTGTAAGCGTCCTTCTAAAGCAAGTCTTTCACGCTCTCTCTGGGGATTGATAGCATCCATCATTCTGTCAAAGACTTCTTTTTCTCTATCGGCTGTGCCTACTTCTGCTGCGTCAAACATGCCCCCAGCACCTTTTAAACGATTCTCGTAAAAAGTCTTTTCATTAGGGGAAAGGTTTAGCTTATATTCCATGTCGCCAGGATCAACAGTACCGTCAGGCAATGTCTGCCCAGGCTGTTGCATCATGCCAAAGTCACTACCAGTAGCCGTGGTAACAGTATATGGCTGAAACTGTAGCCTTTCCTCAAGCTCTTTTGCTAAACCAGTAGTCGGCGCAACAGTATTTCCAGAACTATCTATATAAGAGCCTCCACCAGAAAACTCTCTAAAAGCTCTTTCACCAATATCGCCTAATTCGCTATAGCCTTTATCTGCTAATGCAATTCCAGCAGCCGCGCCGCCTATGCCTAACCAATCTTCTAAAGCCATTAGTAAGTCCCTCCGTTAATTACGCTGGACAATGTTGTTTCTATATAATGTTTCATATTGTTCTACCTAATAACGCAAGCACGTTGATTTCCTGTAATGACATTTCTTTACCGTCAATGTCAGATTCCATGTTGATAGATAATGTTCCCCCACTGCCTGTCGTATTGACGTTATTACGAGAGAGGAACTGCCCAGAAGTAAACTGACCTACGTTAAATTCAGCTACGTTATATTCAGATGTAGCGTTACTAGTCAGTGTTATTGTTGCAGAAGCAGAAGATGAATTAAAATCATACGCCCATCTAAAGAATATATTGGAGTTCTCTCCACCAAATATAGTCGGTCTTATCTTCTTCAAGAACTTGAGCTTGGCAGGATCTCCGAATGACAACTCAGGACTCGTATACTGGAAACGATACGATGTGCTGTTGTCTTGGAAACCTGAATACTTACCTATGCCGTTTACACTACCAATCAGAAGTGTTCCATTGTCTTGCCTAACGTAAGACGTAAACCCTGTCCCAGGCCATCTAGTCGCCCTGTAAGACCCGTTATCCAGTGTGCCTCTGACATCAAAGCAGAACGTCACATCACGGCCAACAAAGGTTAACAGGTAAAAGTTCTCTTCTGGATGATATACA